TCAGTTGTGTGCCTCTGGCAGCAGCCCCTTATCTTTGCAAAACTGAATTACTTCAACGTAGCGAAAGAGTGCGCCGCCTTTAGGCGGATGAAGTTCTTTGACTTCCTCCGGGAAAGGGGTGCCGACCTTTTCCCACTCTTTACGTTTACGGTAAAAGGTGGTGCGCGAGATCCCTCCCAGCATTTCCTGAACGCGCTCGCGATTTACTAAAATGGGTTGGATATTAACTGTTGTCTGCATACTTCTCTCCAGTAGCCCGGGCCGGGGCCGTTTGATATTTCGTTATCAGCTGTCACGGCGCCATGCGAACGGCAACGGTTCAGGCAAAATCCACAGGTGGCGCATATTCGCAACGTTCACCACATCGCGCTCGGCGGGGTATATCTCGACCGCATCCCGGTCTGCATAACCCACAGCATTTTTGATTTCCTGGAGTGTGTCCCAGCTTATGCCGTCTTTCCAGCGTCCGGCTAACCCCAGCTCTCTTGTATTAACTGACAGGCGGATCACGCCTCCGTCCTCATGAAATTCCTGCACCAGAAAGCGCGGATTTATCCAGACGCTGGTTCGGTTGGGGTCGTGGAGTTTTTCCGGCCACTGCGATTTCGGTACCTCTTTAAAACAACAGATCATGGTTTCCCCCTTGAACCCATCACAGGGCTTGCCAGAGCACGTAACCGGCGCGGTTTATCCATCGGCGTCGCGATGTAACTGTGCTGGCAGTTTCTGATCTCGACACGAAGTTTGGTCCCGTCAACCCGGATCATGTAATCCACGCTTTTGCCTGTTATGCCGTAATCTCCGAAACGCTCGTAATGTTCCTGGAGCGCTGCGGCGCAAGCCTGTCGTGCCACGGGAGATTGTTTGCTGCCTCTGTTAATTAGTCTCATCGTTAACCGGGAGGGCGAACCCTCCCGCCTCCCTTAGCCGACATACTCAGGTTTCATGTCCAGCAGCGTGATGCTGAATTTCTCGTAAAGCTCATCGCCCAGGTGGCGTTTCGCCGCCGTCAGGGTCTGCTCAGCCTTCGCGAATATTTCTGCGGCATCCGGCTCATCCGGCTGTGGCAGTGAGTTGATCGCCGCTTCGACTTTGTTGCGCGCGTCCACAAGGTAATAGCGCTTCACGGCTTTATTTTTAAGTTCAGTAAACAGAGCGGTACCTAGGGTGGCTTTTGCGGATTCGATATCTACACGTACTGCTTTCGCACCATCCACGTCTTCGGCTGCTTCAATGCGGTCCCGGAATTCGTCGGCGATCGAGTCGACATTTACAGCGGATTCCCGCGCGCTGGTTGTGGTTGTTACGTTGTCACCAGAGATTTCAGCCAGGCTTACCCGCGCTGGCACCGGGTTTATCTCTTTCTCGGTGCGCTGCTCCACTTCATCAGGCGTATACACGCCGAGAACAACCGCTGGGCAGTAGAGACGCGCCCAGTACTTAAGTGCCAGGTAAGCGATCTGCTGTTTCGGGTTTGATATCCACAGCGGCGAATTGCGGGTAATCACGCTGGAAAGGAAGACCGGTTCTCCCCAGGTGATTTCACTCTCGCCGCGGATGACCGCACCCACGCGAACCGACAGGCCCTGTTCGTCGGCGCTGGACCAGCCGCGTACCATTTCTTTCTTGTCGTACGTCCCGCCGCCTTTCGCTGGCTTCTTCACGATCTCTTCACGGCTGCTGGCGCATTTCGACCAGTCGCCTTCGTACTCATAGTGGAAGCGGCCCACAATCGCGTTAGAGCTGGAGATCACCGCGTTGACCAGCTGCGCTTCGTAACCCAGTACGCCGTTGACCAGGTGCGTTTTCTGCGCCACAGCGTAAGGGTTCATGCCCCACTGCATGGCCTGCATGATGATGGCCATGCAGTCGGCTGGGTTACCGCGAAGATGCTCAGGAACCGTAACGGCGGCCTGCGCCATCAAACCGGCAACGGCCTGCAGCTGGGTTAACGCCTGCACATTGAAAATGGCATTGCTCGCTGAAATGGTGTTTGGTGTCTGTTGCTCAGCGTTCACGATATTCATGTTTTCCATCGTCATTCCCCTTATGCCTGAGTGCGCAGCGCTTCGAGGCGGCGCAGGTCGAAGTCGTTCAGTTTATCGGTGTAGTCTTCGGTGATCGGCGCTAGCCACTCGCCAGTGTCGAACGCGTTTGCGATGCGGTTCATGGTCTGGCGATACTCCAGCATCCCCAGCTCAATCAGCTCTTCGCTGGCTTCAACGATAGCGATCCAGTGGTAGCCCTCGTCTTTGTTGACGAAAATCCAGAAGAATTGGTCCAGGGCAGCGGTCTGCATATACATGGCCGCGCTCAGGTGATAATCGCGGTCGATGATTTCACGGTGCAGGCGGGCGCGCAGGCCGGACTGCTTTACGTTCCACATGCTGATGGTTTTCAGGTCAGCGCCGACCCGCACGCCGTCGATGTCGATTTCCAGGTCCGGGCGCACGCGGATTTCCAGGCCGGTCTCTTCGTCGATACCGAAATAGCTCGTCTCAACAGCGCGGTCAGGGTGCAGCAGCAGTTTCCCGGCGGTCGGATGCTCATGCAGGGCTTTCTGAATGGCCAGCGCTGTTTCCATCTGCTGGTGAGTCACCAGAATCTTGTCGCCCGGGTTATCGCGCCATGCATCCAGCAGTTCGTCAGCAAATACCGCATCAGGCTTAATGGACTTCACAGCCTGGATCATCTCCGCTTTGGTTCCGGACACTTTCAGCGGTGCCGGTTTCTGCGCTTCCTGCGCCACCAGGTCAGGATTAATGATCGCCAGTTGCTCGAGCATCGCATCACGACTGCCGCTGGTTTTCACCGGCGCGGGCAGGGTGGCGTTGTACTCCTTGATGCAGGCCTTCATCGCGACAGCGGTCTGCTTCTGGTCTGCCTCGATACGCTGGTACTCAGCTGGCAGCGTCATATAGCTCTGCGCTGTCTCTTCCAGGCCGCCGCCCAGCGGCACCGGTGCGGGCAGGGTGGCGTTGTGCGCCTCCAGCAGGGCTTTGATATCTTCAGCGCTGAGTTGCGGTGCCAGGCTGGCGTTATGTTCGTCGATAAAGGCGCGCAGGGTCGCTGCGGTGGTGAATGCTCCCTCCGGGATCACCGGCTCCACGCTGAATTCTTCGTCGAGGTTTTCCGGCTGCAGCGCCAGCGCATGCAGCAGGTTGCCCATATCCAGCACTTTGGACTGCTCGCGGGAAATGGTCTTTTCAACATGGCGCGCATTGAAATACATCAGCGATACACGGGCATCTTTCACCATGGTTGAGCTGATACCGTTAGCCGCGTGGTAAACGTTGTTCGGTAACCCTTCATAACGGCCTGGTTCGAAGAAAACCGGGTATTCTGGCGCTGGTGGCTCCTGATGCACTTCTGGCTCGATCTGATTCACTTTTTCGGCTTCTTGTTGCGCAGAATCGTCATTCTGATGCACATTTTCCGGTTTTTGTTTCACATTCTCCTGATCATGATTCGCCAGACTCGGCGCTGCGGCAGCGAAAATTTCTGATGGCGTTACGGCATCTGCCTGCGGATGATCTGCATCAGCGCTTTCGCCTGCTGAAACCGGTGTACCAGCCGGGATTTCGTTACTGACAGCCTTTTCCATCTGCACATCTTCGGTAACCTCCAGTTCTTCGCGCAGGCCTTCGGCCATTTCCTGATAAGTGGTGTCGCCCGTTACCGGGCCGTTGTCCGGATTAGCCGGGGTATTACCGGTCAGCCCTTCGATGGAGAACACTCCAGCGCCGAGGTTTTCAACCTTAGGCTGTGCGGCTGCTTCTTCAGCCCGGCGGCGCGCCCCTTCTTCCCGGACGCGCTGCAGGTTATCTTCATGAGTACAGAAAGTTTTACGCGGCGTTTTATCCCATTTCGGATCCGCCGGGTCGCTGATACCCTCGACATATTCGCCGCGGCCAGCAGCCAGTTGTTTATCCAGGGTTTCACGGCTGAATTGCGCAGCCTCTACAGTTGCAGCATCTGGCTTGTCATGCTGGTGTTCTTTCAGGTTTGCGCTGATGTAGGTTTGCAGGCTGACCGGGAAATGATGGACGTTCTCGGCGGCGCCACGGATAAGTGCGAAGATAGCAGCGCGCGAATAATCCAGGATGCCAGCGGTTTTGCGCAGCGCGGCAGACCATTCCCTGAACGGACTTTCTTTTTTCTCAATGATTTCTCTGGCGCGGCGGTGAATGGCGCCCGGAATGTTGTAGATATCGAAATCCATCGGCAGCGTTGCGGCTGCAATTTCGTAATCCAGGGTGTCCAGGGTATGCGCATAATCCTGACTGCGATCTGTCGCGATGCCGCCGCCAGCGTTTGTGCCGGTGTCGGTGCGCTGGATAGCGGGCACGCGGTTGCCTTTGACCCACTCTTTGACCAGCAGCCCGCGATCGATGTACATCGTCTCGCTCCAGGCCTTCAGGAACTGCAGCATCACGCCAAGCTCAGGCGTTTTACGATCCTGCGGAAACACTTCCCTGACCGCCTCGGTCAGTTTCCACAGGTCATATTCTTTGACGTCTTTCAGGGCAGGCGCATTTTCAGCAGCCAGCAACAGATTCTGGACGTATGAGTTATCGACATCCATTTCCAGCTTAATAACTTCTTTCTTCTGCTCCGGGCTGATGTGATAGGCGTACTCTTCTTCAGAAATGAGCTGGGCAAGCAGACGCTGGCGGAATGGCAGGGTGGCCACGGTGATAAGCTCAGGCACGTCAGCGTCACGGAATTCCTGGACGGGTTCAGAGGTGGTGTTGCTGGTGTTATTTATTTCAGGCCAGTCCTGAACGAGGTCAGCCCACTCTTTAACGAGCTGGGAGCGATCGCCTGGTTCAGCTTCCACCCAGGCTGCAATAAAGCCGTTAATGGCGCTTACTTCGTGGTTCTGTTCCAGAGGGAATAATTCTTTTACGGCCTGAATGAGTTTCCACTCAACATGCGCAGACAGTTCATCAATGCCTGTTACATCCCGGCAGGCCTGCAGCAGGTTCTGGATATAGAGATTACGTTCATCCGCCTCAGCTGCACCGATCTCGACGTGCCGGGCTTCACTGATTTCTTTCTCTTCAGTGTCGTTAAGTAAGTGAGCAATCAGGCGCTGCGGCAGGCGCAGGCGCGCTACCGGGCGGAGCAGTGCAGGGACGTCAGCAGGCGGCGCACTGGCATGACCGGCAGCGTCCGCCAGCTGCGCGCGCTCGTCCTGGATATTTACGGATTCAGCCGGTTTCGCTTTTGGTAGCCAGGTACGCCCGTCTTCCTGTAGTTCGTAACGATCACACCAGGTGAAGTCGACGACGCCTTCTTCCGGCAGATCATTTACCACCGGGAAATCAGTCAGGACAGGAAGCTGGTAATCATGGCCGCGGCCCACTTCGATTTCAGCATCTTCGAGAATAACCTGCGCCTGCAGCTTAGCACGCGCCTCGGTTTTGGCGGTGAACCAGAAAATGCCGTTTGGCTTTTTCGACTTCTGGCTGGCCTTTATCAGATTGAAGAATTCCATACTGTTCCTCATTTTTGGGTGTTAAAATCCCCGGGCCATTGACAGCGCCCATTGGGTGTTATTTTGGTTTTCCATATTTCCAGCGTGCTTTGGTCGGTCCGCTGGACGTAGAACCCGCTTCGGCGGGTTTTTGCGTTTATGGCTCGTGAGCCATCTGATCGTGCTCGGCGCACTGCCTGGAGCAGTACTGCCGTTCTTCGCGGGCAAGCATGTTGCCGCGCAGTAAAAGCAGGGTGCTTTTCACTTCGTCGCCTGGCTGAAGAGGGCTTTTGCAGTAGGCGCATTTCGCGCCGGTAGTTTCCTGTCCGTGGATCATCGGATCACCCCAGCCATTCAGTAAAATTTCCACAAGACAATCGTTGATACGTGTGGCGCCGCGCATGGTGCGCAGGTAAACGTATTTGCCGCGAACCGCTGACACATTCCAGGTGTGCCCGTCGTGCTTTGCCAGCATTCCCGGTGCCACGCATTGGCGAATGATGTGCATCGTGCCGTAGTGTTGATTAACCATCCTCTCCCCCTCGTTACGCCTGTCTTTTAACCACTTCAGGCTCGGTGGTATGCTGGTCGCTCTCACACAGCCAGCAAAGGAAGCAAAAATGAAAGGCAGTAAAGTGAATTGTCCAGTTTGTGGAAATGATGCCTATGTCTCAAAACATCAGACTCTTTCCCCTTCAACCGGCCACTCTGTTCCGTGTTATATCTACACTTGCGAAAAAGACGGTTGGTACAAGCTTTCAGAATCAGTAAATGAAGTTGTAACGACTAACCGAACCTCTGAAATCGCTGGAAAGCTATCTGCAAAAGTTGCAGCAAACTATTTTCCTGAAAGCCTGATACCTATGGAGTCAATTACTCCCCTGACGCTTATTGAATCGCTCGAGTAAAGTCTTTGCGGCTTTCACTTCGATATCCCAGGCGGAACATTTTCGCGTAGGCTTTTCCGCGAGGAATTCCGCCTGTTTTGTTGAAGCGCAGCTGAGCGCGATGCGTGTGCTTATACTCAGGACTATTAACCCATCCTGTACCGCTGTTTTTTCGTGAGCTTGGTAGCTGCAGTGTTTTCTGGCGCGACTCGATACCGCGCGCCCAGCAGGCCGCAAACCCATACATACTTGTTTTCTTCGTGTTACCTTTCATCTCATCCTCTGCCGTTATCGCCCGGCTGGCGGAACGTTTCTAAAACCTGATGCGCGTTAATCACTCCACCTCATCCGACTATTCGTATGCCGTCGGCGGCTACTTCGTGGGCTCCATGCCTGGGTGGTTCGTAGTGCGACTTGGTGATTTAGATTAAACACAATGTTTAAACTCATGTCAACTTAATGAGTAATTTTTAATAAACAAAATGTTTAACCATTGATTGTGAGGACGAGGAAATGTGATTTACAGACAAAAAAATCCCGACTTTAAGGTCGGGATCGGGAAGTTCAGGTAGGAGGCCTAGTGTCGGAGTTAGTGGGTGAGAGTATAGGAAACCCGGCTCGGTGGCCGGGTTGAGTTTTTCAACAAAAACTGCTGTTTGATTTTTATGCGATTAATGGCTGATTGACTTAAATTTTATATATAGACTATTGCCTAAAAGGTATTTCAAGTCTGCCATGGTTCTAAAAAATGTACTGGCAATTTCACTATGAAAATAAGCAATGAATATCTCCATTATAGCGCTTGTTAATCTATGAAGATTTCGTATGAGATTTTTTAGTGAAGAATGACAATCATTAGCGAGTAACTGTAAAAATGTTGCTGAGGTATTTATATTCGCTTGCGGTGAAAAATGGACAAATTGGCATGCGTTGATATAAACGTTATGCAAATAATTCCAGTTTTCACTTCTTCGATTTGCCTTAAGATAATCGAAGTCTTTTCTCCGTACAGTACCATCGAAATCCCCGCCAGCATATGTCTTGTTGAGAGCAATCCTGGCTATATGTTCAATCATGGAGCGAAGATTTAAATGTAAATATCTTTCTCTTTTATTTATGATTGCCACAATAGAGTTGAGTGAGTCATGGATTATTCCTTTCAAATGTGTTTTATGCGAAAGGTTACTATTCATTTCAATAAGCATGCTGTAAATCCTAACATGCTTAAATACGCTAACTAGAGTATTTATATCTGAATCATCGCTCAAAAACTTGTTTATCTCTAAACGAAAACTATCTGTTTCAGCCCTATTGCTATAAGGATCTTTTGAAAGCATTATTTGTCATCCTTTTTAAGCATCCTTGATATCCACAAGTCCATATTCGAAAGAGCGGTATTCTTTTTCTTTGAGTTAGAGGAGTTATCTTCTGCTGCAAAAGCTCTTTCAAAATAAGTCAAAGTCATAGCACCAAAATTATTAATTTCTTTTTTTTCTTTGCTTACTAAAAATCTGCATATTTTTGCACAAATAAGTGTTCTTGAGCGAGCAACGTAAGGCAAAATAGGAATGCGGAAAACATGTTCAACAAAGGTTTTTACATCAAAATTTGTTTTCAACAACTCTTTGTCTAGTAAAATAGTCACAAAAATACCTATCGCAGATTCTTTTGTCACTCCGCCGTGGGCAAACCTTGCTAGTGTATTGTATTGTTCCTTATCCATTTGCACTTACCATTAGTTGGTTAACTCTTGCGATGAACTCAGCTGATATAGCGCTTATATCACTTCTTGACTTTGTATAGCAAGAAGGAATATTGCCCTGTTGTCCTACCATCAAGTCTCTTACGTACGAAAGTTTATTCTCAAAGAAATAAAACTCGACAAATTTTTCTTCAAAATTGTCTTTTATCTTGCTGGTTTTTAATGTTAGCTCATCATCGGTATTTGTGTAGACGAACCCTAAATGCTGTATATTTGGGTTATGGTTGTGCCTTACATTACGTACAACACTGACTAAACTTGTCGCACCTAAAATAGAATAGTGATCGATTTTTACAGGAACCACATAGAGGTCTGAAGCGACAAGCGAAGCATCAGTGAAAATTGAAATTGTTGGAGGGCTATCAAGGAAAATAAAGTCATATTGATCGCGGAGATTATTATCATCGATAAATCTCTTGATTTTGAATATTCTTACAGATTCTTGAGATGTGTCAAAGATAATATTTATATCCCCTAGGATAACATCAAGGTTATCAGAAAGCTTTGTTATGACATCGTTTGGTTTTATAACTTGAGCCGTATCCATTATGGAGGTAGGAACTTCAAAAATTCTACGGATTGTAATTTTATTACTTTGAAGTTGATCAACATACTCATCAACTCGGCCATAATGTCCGAGCAGTGACTGAGTGGCGTTGAACTGAGGGTCTACATCGATGACCAAAACTTTTTTCCCAAGGAAATTAGCCATATACTCAGCGATACCAACGCATAACGTGGTTTTTCCAACGCCACCTTTCATATTTATGAAGCTAATCACCGATGCTGGCATAATTATTCCTTGCTATGATATAAGTAAATTAAAATGATGCTGGTAAACTTCTAATTTTTTGATGTTGCACAGTTGAAATAGAATATTTAATCTTGTTTCGGTCGAATCCGCCCCTTCATGTACTTCTCATACAGCTCATCCAGCTCTTTCAGGCGAATCGCAAAGATCTGAAGCATGTTTTGTTGCTCTTCTTCTGGCAGCTGGCGGTAGAGCTCCAGTAGGCGCTGTTCGTCCGGCTTAAGACCGTCTTTCTCACCAACGTCTTGGCCAAGAATCCACTCAAGACTAACCCCGAGCGCTTCCGCCAGTTTTATCGCTGAGCTTTTCCCAATCGTCCCACGAACGAACCAGTTATTGACCGACTGAGCACTGACACCACAAATGCGAGCCATATCTGACTTAGTCAAATTCTTAAGCTCAAGGATCTCGTTAAGCCTCTGAACTTGTGGGTGGTTAATCTGATGAGTTTTTTCTTTCATAGACCGATTCTAAACCAAAAGTTTATTAGCTCAATATTCAAAATGTTGACTTATTAATAAACATTATGTTTAATTGAGTCATTACCACTGGAGCTAATTATGAAAGCTATTGATAAAGCTATTACCAAAGCAGGAACCGCCACACGCTTAGCCGAGTTGCTAACAGTAAGCGCCATGACAGTCAGTCATTGGCGAAACCGTTATCGGGGCGTAGTCCCTGCAGATCGGGTCCTTCAAATTTACGCGGCTACTGGCGTGACGCCTCATGAATTGCGCCCCGATCTATACCCCAACCCAACCGATGGTCTTCCGAAACAGGAGTAACCATGCAATCACTTCATTTTCAACAGAGTACCGGAACAATTCCGGTAACGATGATAAATCGTTCTCAGGCGAAGCCGGAGTTTACCCACCAGCAGCTTCGTACAGCTGTTCGCGCCTGGGCGGCTGCAATCGATAACCAGGACGTGGTAGCCGGGCTGATTGTTGAGGAATATCAACTCAGCGGCGGTGGCCTGGAGTTCCCGGTTGAAATCAATCGCCAGCGCCAAAAGCTATTCCGCTGGCTGGATGGCGACACCGATTATTCCCGAGAAAATATCCGCGAGTTAACTCCGGCAATTCTTAACGTTCTCCCGCTCGAGTTCCGCACCCGGCTTATCCCACAGGAAGACATCCTTTCGCGCGTAGCGACGGCGATGAAAGAGTGTGCGGAAGCCAAGCAGGCCGTGCTGATGAAAGCGCCTGAACATCAGAAGCTGAAAGAGGTTAGCGAGGGGATCGCGTCGTTGTTTCGCCTGATGCCCGAGCAGTTCGGGCCGCTGATGACAATGGTCACGTCGATGCTGGGCGTCATGTAACCGGGGCTGCTTATGAACCATGAGCAATTTATCGAGAAGCACGTCCGAGAAGAGCTTATCCGCTTGGGTTTTCCGGTGCCGGTGGCTCAGGGGGGGGGCATGCCAGGCCGTGGATTTATACCGGCGCATGTCTCAGGCAAGCCGTAAGGGGAAAATTTTTGATGATGTTTTACGACACGCGAAATCGTGGGCAGAGAAACAAACCACTTCTGCCGACAGGTTCGAAGAAAAGCGCGTTAAGCGCAGCGAACAGCGTGGGCTGTTCTGAAAGGGTGAAAGCCGTGCTGGTGGAACAGCAACGGCCTTCGGATGCAATAACCGTCAGCAATTGCGAGGTAAGTATGCCTGGGCAAATTAAGCAAGTAAATAACGGGAGTAGTTAATGGCTCGCATCAGAACAGTCAAACCGGAGTTCTGGACAGACGAAAAAGTCGTCGAATGTTCTATCGCGGCTCGTCTGCTTTTTATCGGACTGTTCAACTTTGCGGATGACAAAGGTTGTCTGGAGCGCTCACCAAAGCGCATTAAGATGCAGGTTTTTCCTGCGGACACTATCGACTGCGAGCCGTTAATTATGGACCTGATCGCTCACGGACTACTCACTGAGTACTCAGTGAATGGTAGTCACTATTTGCAGATACCTGGTTTCCTGAAGCACCAGAAAATTAACCGTCCGAGTAATTCAAATATTCCTGTGCCGCCCCAGCCCGACGAGCAAAAACCGCCAGTTGGTGATAATTCACTGAAAAATAACGCAGATGGTCATGCTGATTCACAGCGCGCTCATGAAGGACTCACTGAGGACTCAGTGAATACTCATGGAGTACTCACTGACGGAAAGGAAGGGAAGGGAAGGGAAAGGAAAGGAATAAAACAAGAGAGAGAAGATCGCGCGCCTGAAGAAATTCAGGACGAAGAAAACCCGCCGGAAGTGTTCGAACCTCCGCTGGGAAAATTCGCGATCACTGTCAGCTGGAAACCCGCACCTGATTTTGAGCGCCGCGCCGCGCTGTGGGGGATCTTTCTCGGCGACGCTCCGGGCTATACGCCTGAGGAGCTTCAGCAGTTCCGGGACTACTGGTCTGTCGAAGGCCGTGTGAAGCATCACCAGCAATGGGAACAGACTTTTGCACAGAGTCTGCGAAGCCAGCGGGAACAGGCACAACGCAACGCGGGTCGGCAGAAGACTGCGACGCTCGCGGTACCGCAACCAGGTAACACAATTCCAGACGGATTCACGGGGTGATCATGAAAACCAGCAGCGAATTAATCGGACGCCTACAGCGACTCATGCCGGCGGGCATTAAACCCAAGTTCACCAGCGCGGAAGAGCTGATGGCCTGGCAGCAGGAAGAGGGCCGTAAGCACTGCAGCGAGGTGGAGAAACTGAACCAGAAAGCGCGTGCGGATCGTATTTTCGGGCGCTCCGGTATTCAGGATTTACACCGCAGCTGCACGTTCAAAAATTACCAGGTTAACGGAGATGGGCAACAGCTCGCCCTGACGATGGCGAAGAGGTTCGCTCAGAACTTCGGTACCGGGTTCGGCAGCTTCGTGTTCAGCGGCGGTTGCGGTACCGGGAAAAACCATCTGGCGGCGGCCATCGGAAATCATCTGCTCGAGCGCGGTGCCACGGTTCTGATTGTGACTATCCCCGACCTGATGCTGCGCGTACGTGCCTGCTACGACGAAGGCGAATCAGAATCCGCGTTACTGGATGACCTTTGCCGCGTGGACCTGCTGGTTCTCGATGAGGTGGGTGTTCAACGCGAGACGCGCGGCGAGTTCGTCATCCTGAACCAGATTATCGATCGCCGCCTGGCATCCCTGAAACCCGTCGGTGTGCTGACCAACCTGAATCATCCCCAGCTGACCGCTGTACTGGGCGAGCGGGTGATGGACCGACTGCAGATGGATGGCGGCGTCTGGGTGAACTTCAACTGGGCCAGTTACCGTAAAAACGTCAGCCACCTGCGCGTGGTGAAGTGAGGAAATCATGACAACGAATTCAGTGAACGCCGTTATCAAATTCCTGGCTAACCGGGAAGCAAACCTGCACGAAATCTCTGCGGCTATCGGCATGGAACCAAACCGGACATCCACGTTACTGGGTGGCCTGCTGCGCAGCGGTACCGTGGTTCGATCCGGACGCATGCGGAAATACGTTTACCGGCTGGCGCAGGACTTCCGCACTCCTGAGCAAATCTACCAGGACCGGGTGAAAGCCGTTCAGGCAGCGCTGGCAGAACAGCGTCGATTAACCTTCGCTGAAGTGAAAAATCTGCTTCGCGAAAGCGAATGGATCACGCGCGCCTTTCTCGAGCTGGCCTGTAAAAACGGCGACCTACACAAACAGGGTAAACAGGGGTTCTTCCTGACTTTTCAGGATTACGAAGTTTACATCGAGGATAGCGCCCGCCGCAGCGATGCAAAGCGCAGGGCAACCAGCGCCGCATACCGCGAAGCGCGAAAGACTCAAGCCAGACGAGCTGAATCAGAAAAGCCCGCGGCCTCAGTGAACGTTGTCTGCGATGAATGCCGCCAGAACTGGCAGGGCTATAAGATTCATAAACTTTTCGGGAGTGCCCGCGCATGAAAGACATGAGCAATGAGCAGTTAATCCGCGCCGCATATGTGGTTGCAAAGCTTGAAAGCGCTCAGACGGCGCAACTGCTGACCGAACTGGCGGGGCGACTGGACTGTGCGCTGGTAGCTGCGCGTACGGCTTGCCTGGAACGTGACGCCGCTGTCAGAGCCGAAATCGAGTGGGAGACGGCCATGCGCCAGGCAGTTGGCGAAGACGGGGTTGATGATGTGGTTCTGGCGATCGAAAAGCTGAAAGCTGAGCGTGACGCGCTGGCGGTCAAGAATGGGGAAATGAAGGGGGAGCCAGTGGCGAAGGTCCTCTCAAGTCGAGCGGGAAACGACACATCGACGATTGATAAAGCTCTGCCAGCGGGAAGTGCGTTATACACCATGTCGCCAGTGCAGGAGGAGGCTACCACTGATGAAGTCGACGAGGAAATCGAGGGCGAGCTGGAGGCATGGAATGACTGAGCACGCCATTCTCGACATGTGCTGCGGTTCGCGCATGTTCTGGCTCGATAAGCAGGACGAGCGCGCAGTGTTCAGCGATATCCGCTCGGAGCAGCACACGCTGTGCGACGGGCGTCACCTGGTCATCAGTCCTGACGTTATTGCCGACTTCCGCGCGCTTCCGTTCGCTGATGCCACATTCCCGGTTGTCGTGTTCGACCCGCCGCACCTTGAGCGCGTCGGCGATAACGCCTGGATGGGTAAAAAATACGGGCGGCTGAACAAAACAACGTGGCGAGACGACCTACGCGCCGGGTTCTCAGAGGCGTTTCGCGTACTGCGTCCACACGGCGTGCTCATCTTCAAATGGAACGAAACACAGATACCAATAAGCCAGATTCTGGCGCTCACCAACGAGAAACCAGCCATCTGGCAGCGCACCGGCAAAGCCGACAAAACGCACTGGGTAATATACGTAAAAGGTAATGGGGAGGCCGCAGCATGATGGTCAAATGCATCAAAGATACCGAAGGGTACTGGACCGAAGGTGAGTTGTATCCAGCCTGCTTGATCACTGCTGGTTTCATCATTTTTGGTGACGACGAGGATTTAGAAGGTGACGGCTGGACCGCAGCGCCAGTTGATTATCCAGATGATGGGGCAGTTATCTATCGCGTTGGCGGTATCGACGGCGAAGCGTTGTTTGAGGAGCGTGCAGCATGACAGATGTTCTGCTCGAGTACGCCTGCCTGCGCATTATCGAGCTGGAAGCCATGCTGCTGGTGGATGTGCCGGAAACCGTCTGGCCCGCTGAAGTGGGAATGGTTTATTCGCAGGTAGAAATCGCCGGGGATCTCCCGGCGCACCACCAGCGTCGCCTGAAACATCACATCAATCGTATGTGGCTTAAGAAAATGATATCTCGATAATTCATACTTTTCTTTAAAAATTTAGCCCTCGTTCTATGAGGGCTTGTTATAAAAAGTATTACTTTTTGAGAAAATAGTATCCAGCAGCTAATGCACCAATGGCGGTAACGAGAGCACCTTCAGCAGGGGATATAGTAAGTGTTCCAAGTTTAATGGTGCTTTTACAATCCGCATTATCTGTATTTGGTTTCGGTTGTGTGTATTCTGAATTTTCTTTCTCTCTTTTCATTTCGGCCTGTTTGACGTTTTCAACAATTTCTTCAACAGTTGGTCCATTTGGAAGAATTTTTTTTAGTTCACTCATCGAACGCTCAAGTTGTTTCATCATTGTATCTAAGTCGTCTATTGAGCATTCTTCAGCATCGCAATTGGGACGAATGGCGTACTCAAATTTGGGCCCTTCTAAGTATGAAATCGCATCGAGGGAAAATATTTCAAATTTGCTAAACTCTTTTGGGCTGCATATATAAGCTTCATGAATCAT